TCTGCTTTTGTATTAGGTTTTTTAATTTGTGCTTTATCAGCAAAATATCCTTCAATACTAAAACCTTTTACTTTACCAGTTTTTACATAATCAGTCCAAATTTCATCATTCTCTACTTTCATTGAAATCATCCAAGTACCCTCAGGCATTTCTAAACCATACTTTGCAGATTTATCCATTTTAGTATCTTCAACTATCCAGCTTTCAACAACAGTTAAACCGTTAACACTCATTTGGTGTTCTAAGGTTGCATTATTTTGATTACTGTTTTGAAAAAATAATTCGCTTGCTCTTCTAACTGTATCTTTAGAAAAGTAAACATAAAACATAGTATCATTACGTTTTCTAAATATTGGCTTGTTTGGTATAAGTGCTGCGCCAAGAAGTAGTTTTTTCTCTTCATCTATTTTTGCAAGTTGTATCTCATCACTTGCTAATGTGATAAAATCTGATTCAATAGCTGGATTCTCTACGATGCTAACTGCATCTATTCCAACCATCTCTTCATTCTCTTCATCTAATATTAATTCTATTATATCCATTTTTTTTATTTTATAATGTTGCTTGTTGTATTGTATTGTTTTGTAGTTGTTGTGCTGTTGTTACATCTCCAGCTACTACAAATGCTTGTGTTGGTGGTTGTTGCCCCAATGCTCCAGCAATTTGGTTAAATCCTGATTGTCCTACTACATTAAAACTTGGCGCTTGAGTTGCTGATGCTCCACCGCCACCGCTTGAAGATACAGGTGTTGTACTTGTTGAACCACCACCATTAAATTGTTGTTCTTTAATTTGTTTTACTTGTGCTAATCCAGCAGTAACAGCAGCCGCAGAAGCAGCAAAACCTAAAGCTGGACCAATCACAGGAACACCAGATAAAGATTTATATGAATCAATTGCAGATTGTGCTGTGCTTATTAATGTTTGAGCTATAGATACTGCTTTTTGAATTTCAAATGCTTTCTTTTGTTCTTTCTCGCTTTCACCAGCAAACAATGCACTTATATTAGCAATAGTTTCTAAGGTATTCATAACACCTTGAACTTTTTGGTTATTTAATATTCTCTCATTTTCTGCTATTTGTTTTCTTTTTTCATCAAGTTCTTCTTGGTTAGATATTGCATCTGCTGTAGCTTTATCATTAATAACTTTTTTAGCTTCTGCAATTTCTTTTTCTCTTGTTATATCTTGTTGTCTTGATTGCTCTAAAAATTCATTTAAAGCTATTTCTGCATCTATTTTTGCTTGTGTTCCAGCATTAGCAGCATCTATAATTCCTTGAAGTCGTGTTGTTTGTATTTCTTTTTCTTCAGCATCTATTTCTTTTTGTTTTTGTAATCTTGCTAAATCATCTTCTATTTGCTCTGCATTAAATCTTTTTCTTTCAATAGATAAATTATTTTCAGATTCTAATTTTGTGTTAGTCATCTCCAGTTCTTCTCTACTCAATGCTAAATCATTTGCTAACTGCTCACTTCTAAAACCAGCTACTTGCGCTCTAACAGCAGCTAATTCATTTTCAGCTTCCATTACAGCCCTCTTAAATTCAATATTATTTTTATCTTTTTTAAGTTCTGCTTTTGCTGCTCTAAGTGAGATTTTTGCAAAAGAAAGCATTGCTTTTTCTTGCTGGTCAAGTACAATTGCTAATTCATCATTAGCTTTCTTTCTATCTTCAATACTGTTTCTTTCTTCATCTCTTATTTGCCTTAATTGCTCTGCTTGTAAATCGTATTTTTCTATTAAACCTTGATTGGCTACTGCTGCTAAATCAGCTTGTTTTTTTAGTTCTACATTTGCTTTTGCTGCATCTATTGTTGAATTAGTATATTCTGTTAATGATTTAACACCTTCTTCAACAGTTTTAGTTATTTTATCAACTGAATTATCAACTCCAGTGGTAACATCAACTAATTCTTTTCCAGCTTGTTTTACAGCTTTTAAAGCTCCATCAAAATCTCTTGCAAATAGTTTTTTCATTGCTGTAGCCAAAAAACCAAACGCATCAATTGCAGATTTTACTCTTTCAATTAAGTTGTTTTTTATAGCTGTTCCTAAAGTTTTTAAAGATTCTAAAGGGTCATCAAATATTTTTTCAAAAAACCCTGAAACAGTTTCTACATTTTCAGATATATATTTGAAGAAATCTGCAAAAGCTAAAGATAAACTTTCAAAAGCAATGTTAAATGCATCTACTACTTTTTGATTTTCTTCAAATAATGTTTTTAATGCTGCAAATGCTGTAAGAACTAATCCAATTCCAGCAGCTTTTAAAGCAGTTCCCATCATTCTAAAACCACCAGCAACTCCTTTAGCACCTTTTTTTAAGCCATCTAATGCTTTGCCTGATGTTTTTAAACCACCTACTTCTTTATTAGTTGTTTCTAATCCAGTATTAAGATTGTCAACTTCACTTGTTAATTTTTCTAAATCTTTTTCTGCTTTACCAGTTTTAGTTATTATTTCAAATATTTTAGTAATCATTTCTTCATTCTTAATTGATTAAACCCCTCTTTAATAGTCATTGGTACTTTATTAATACCTAATGCAATATTTATATGTTCACTATATAAATTATTCTCTTTACAAAATTCTAATGCTTCTAATATTGTTTTCACGTTGGTTCGTTTAATAGTTCAAAATTGGTTTCTCCTGATTGTAATTTAGTGGACATTTTATTTATTGTATAAGCTCGTGTTCCAACTACTATCAAATCATCTAAGGTTAAATTCAACAATACTTTTAAAGGAAGTATTGCAGAGAACTTAAATATTCTTGTTTTCTTGTTAAATACTCTTGTAATGTAATTAGTGTAATAAGTTTGAAATAAACTGTTGTTATTACCACCATAATCTGTTAGTGTATAAGTATTTATTTCAGATCCAAAGTTTAAATTATATGTAGGTGCTGTTGATGAAGTGCCTAACTCATTACACGCGCTTGGTATCCAATAATCATTTAAATTAAAAACATCAGAGTTAGTAGCTGGATTATCTGCTAAAGCTCCATAAACTGCTGGTCTTGTATTATATATAAAATTAATATCATCTTGATTTTGTTGATAAATACCATAAAATAAAAGTGGTTGCCCTATACTTGGTTCTAAATTATCATCTAAGAAACTGCCAATTTGTATTGTGGTTAACGCACTACTTGTTTTATCTTGCAGCCTTTCAAATAGCATATGTTCAAAAGGTATTTTTATTTCATACTTTTTACTTTTAGTAATATCAGCTACATAATTTAATTCGCCATACTTTTGATTATTAGTGTTAAAGAACTGTTGTGCTAAAATGCTTTTAGGTTCTGCATATTCATAATCTACTTCACTAAATGGAACTGTTGTGCCTACTGTATGCTCATTAGTTTTTACAAATGGAGTTATGTCAAAAGTGTCTCCACCAGAATAAAAATTATCTAATGTTTTAACAACTACTTCACCATTAAAATTTAAAAATGCAGTTAAGTTGTGCATATTAAAAAATGCTCTTAAAAAATCGAGAACTTTAATATCTGGTACTTGGTTTCTAATTGTAATAGTTTGGTCAGTTGTTAAATTAGCATCTTGTGTAAAATCAGCTGCATAAGTGTCATATGTAAACGTGCTTGGATTAAATACAAAATGTTGGCACGTTAAAACAGAATCAAAAGTTAATGTACTTGTGCTTCTTACTTTTGCAATTAATGTAAATCCTTGACCTTGTGCTATTGGGTTAATAGAACTAAATCCAAAACCAACACTTAAAGATTGAGTACCTGTAACACCTTCTAAAGTTGCGTGTACTACACCATCATTTTCATTTATTATATCAATTGCATATTCAATAGTATTATCTGTGGGTATTACTTGAGCTGCAAAATTAAATCCTTCTGGTTGCCCTCCTGTATTGCTGTCGCTAAATATATAAGAACCACCAGTTGATTGAGGGCCGATAGGTGGAGAGCCTGAGCTAAAATGATTGCAATTAGCTGTGCTTGATGTACAAGTAAATGCAGTTTTAAGTTCTTTATTATTTGGTGCAACTAATTTTCCTTTTTCTCTATGTAGCCACATATACAAGTTAGTCATTGCAGCAGAGTCAAGAAATTCACTTGTTTTAAATGTTATTCCATATTGTTCTTCAATAGCTTTTAAAATAACCTTAACAGTTATAGCTGGTTTTAAATCTTCTGGAAACACTCCTCTTTTATTATGGTGAGAAGAAGCAACACTTAAGTTTAAACCATTATCTAAATTATTAGTATTATCAAAAATATAGCTTTGTGAATGTGCTATTAATGGATATATAATTGCATCAGTATAACTTACACTATCTACAGTAAAATCTTTTCCATTTTCTAAAGCATCTTTTACATAAGCATTAGTAGCAATGTGGTTAAAGTTATTTAGCCATAGTAAACTATCTAAACTATCTTCACCAATTAATTCTGTAAGTGTTAAAGTATCACCAAAAAATGTTACTTTATACATTGATATTTCATTGTTTTTTAAAACAGCTTCTTCTAATTTTATTTTACCAAACCTAAAATGCAAGTGGTTTAATTCTATTCGTGCATTACAAAATATTTGGTTATCAAAACCATCTATATCAGGATTGTACCAATGTTTAAAAATTTTGTTATTTGTTTTACTTGCTGGTAAATTAAAAGTTCTACTGTAATCAGTAAATATTTTTTCTATATCTCTTGCATCTTGAATAACTTGAGTTAATTCAATTAAATCTTCTTCCATTAAATCAACTCTTACAAAATCTTGTGTAGTTGTAGTTGTTCTTAATTGTGGTTGTATGTATAGAATTACCTTCTGCATTATCTAATATTATTTACTAAATCAAATGCTTTTTCAAAGCTCATTGTGTAATTTATTAACCTATCATTTAAACTTGTTTTTTTAGTAAATGAGCTTTCTTTTAAATTAACTGGATATATATTAGCACTTGAATCTGTTAACCAAATATTCTCACTAACCATTAACTCTTCAAAATATGGATTCATTAATTCATTAACAAAACCAGTATTTAATAAAACACTTTCAGTTGCGTTTGCATTAAATGTTTTCTTCGCGTGTGCAGTAGTTGAGTAAGTATTAAATGTTAAAGATTCTTGGCAATCTTGGCCAACTTCTTCAGGTGGATCAAGATGTACTGCTCTTGCTTCAAATATACTTCTATTATAATTTTCACTTCTATTTTCTAAACTATCTACAGATTTTTTAAAGAAAAATAAATCTTGCATTGCTCCCCATCTATTTACAAAAGTTATTTTGTTTACTGGATATTTACATTCTTCAATTGGTTCAATAGTTATTGTTGATGTGCTGCCACTATCGTAAGTTACTAATACATTATCTAATAAAGTTGTGCTTGTAAATTGAGCATACTGAATTTTTTGATTTTGATTACCATTATCAGTGAATGAATCTGTTTCTCTTACACCTGTACCAGAACGCCATTGAATAGAAGTAACTCTTTCAACGTTAACAGGTATTGTTACTGTGCTACCTAAATGATATTGTAAATATGTACTACTAACCATTGCAGTTGGTTCAGTTGTATAGTTAACACCTTCTTTAAATGTGTTATAACCCTCTTGTGCTAAGTAAGTATTTGATGTTACTGAACCAATTACAGTTCCATCTGATTGTCTTGCTGAAGTTGCTACAGTTACCCAGATAGAACTTGTTGCAGATGATGCAGAATAAGTTCCTGTGAATACTTGCTCTATGTGATCATTTACTATTTCACTAATATCAAATGAAACAGAGTTTTCAGCTCCTAATGGTTTTTTCTGTAGTGAGTATGTAGCATACAAATCATCACAAACTTCTGTTGATGAACTTAAACCACCAAACACAGTTATATTTATTTGAAAGTAACTTAAATTACTATCTGTTTCTTGTGGTGTTCTTATAAAAAATGGGCTTCTTGTTCTTATTATTGTACTCATTGTAAATTCAATTTATCTTCTAAATAACCAGCAACTATTTCATCTCCGTATAAATCTAAACCACGTTCAAACGGTTTAGTAAAAAATAATGTTGCTCTAATACCTTTGCTTTTAATACTTCTTGCAATTAAAAAATTTAGTGATTGTCTTTTAATAAATTTACCTTCTTTATCTCTTGGTGCTATTCCTTTTCTAATACTCCACTTATCAAATACTCTGCTTGGCGGTTGTTTAGTAGTGTATTTAAATGGGCTTGCAAAACTTTCACGATATGTTGATTTTGCACCCTTAACACCTTTATCTATAAACGTTCCATAATCTTCGCTAAGAAAAGAAACTTTATCACCTTTAATTCTGTACTCTAAACTATTATATAATTGTTTAGATGCGTTGTTTTTACCACGTGTTAAATTACTACGTGATTGTTGAATAACATACTTTGCATACTTCTCTAATGCTTTTCTAAATTCACTCATTAGCAGTAAGTCATTTCATCTTTAGTACCAGCATTAAAAGTAACAGCCCAACCAGCAAGCATATTATCAAATCTTTCTGTAAAAGGTTCGCAGCTTGCAGTATCAATCACTTCAAATTTATCTCTATATAAATCACTCTTTTGTAATACTCGCATAACTCTTGTGGCTAATGCTAACTGAGTGTTCAATATATCTTGCCTGTTATCATTACCTCTATACAAATCTGTTACTTGCTCATTGCTTATATCAACTAAGTCCATAAAGAATATAGTAATGTTAAAAGTTACATAATTGTTGTTTATTGTACTATTATTAATCATTACGTGAGCTAATGGAAATAAGCTCTGTTTCTTTAAATCAATATCAGCAATATCACCAAATGATATTTCATTATTAAATGGTTCTGCTGTAATTACTTCTTTTATTTTATCTATTATGTTATAAAAACTATTCATATTATTTTTATGTATCTTGGTGTATGATTACCTAAATCTTGTTCTATAAATTCATCAAGAGAATCAATAGCATCATCAAAGTCCATATTATCACGTTGTATTAATAAATCTAAGCATATCCAATAATCATATATTGCTTGTATTGGATGATTTGCTGTAATACCTAAAAATGCTTCTTCAAAGCCATCTACTAAAATTATGTGGTCATTCTCAATTAATAAATTTCTTTCAGTTAATTCTTCTAATATATCTTGCTTTGTCATCGTTGGCTTCTTTTTAATATTTGTTGTTCTAATTCATATTTATCTTTTTCAAATGCTAAGTGCATTAAACAGGTGTGTAGTTTTGATTTGGTAATTTCATTGTATTTGAGAATGTTTCCATTAGTAAGTCCGTAGATAGATTGATACCAGCCCCACTTTGCAGAGAATCCCGCAGATGCTGAGGTAGCTCTATCTCCTGTTGTGTTGCTAAATAATTCAGGATAGTTTTCTGTAATTCGTTCTTTAAACTGTAAAAAAAAACAATTGAACCAAATACAATATCTAAAGTTGTTTCTGACATATCGTACTTTTCAGAACTTTCATAATCTTCTATTAAATACTGTTGTTTCTTCTTGTATGTTATTGGCCTATATAAAACACCTATTGCTTTGTGCATAAGTTCCCAATCAGCTAAGTAAGTATCTAAATCAACATACTCACCAAAACTAATATCATCAAGCTTTGGTATAAAAGCAAACTCTTTATCGTTTAAAGTAAATCTATCTATGAATTTAGGTTCGTTATTAAATAGCTTTGTAAGTTCTTCGCAGATCTTGTTTATATCAGTAGCTTTTATTTGTAATACTTGTTTAAGTGGTATATTACAAAATATCTCTACCATCTTTTGTTGTAAGAATGAATCCAGTTCTTTACCCTCAGCAATCTTTAACCACTTTTGGTATTGCTTTAAAGTAACTTCATTAAGTGTTTCTGGTATGTTAATAGTTAACTTCATTTATATATAAACGTTTTAATTAGTGAATCGTTATATACAAATATAAAAAAAAGTAGGTAACGCTCTTTCGCCGACTACCTACTTTAAACCAAAACGCAAATTAACATTGGCTATAATTTGCTTATTTCAAATATAATAAAAAAAAGCTACCTATTACAGTAGCTTCTAATTATTTGAGCACTTACGCTAAGATAACTCGGCTGGCTCTTGGTATTTTAATTATATTATTTCTAAATCGTAAACTGATTTATTTAATTTATTACATTGCTGTAATAATTGACTTGCTATAAAAGTTATCTCTGAATTAGGTAATTTATTTCCTGATTTTCTTAATTTGTTTTCGATGTAGTTAATTTTAAATTCTGTTGTCATTTGTTTTGGTTTTAATTAATAATTAGTCAAATATATAAATATATTTATAAACTACAAAACTTTTTTAAACTTTTTTTTATTTTTATTTATATATCTTATCTTTTCTTATCTTATCTAAATGCTTAAGGGTGGCTTAAGCACCGCTTCAGTAAATGTGATATTCTCCTAAATTTGGATTCTGTAATTGGTAACTAACTGCATACCTTAATGCATCAATAGCGTGATTAAAATTATCTACAGGTGTTTGTGATTTCTTTTCTAACCAACAATAGTTATTTAGTTCTTTTATTAAATCTGTGCTATCTTCAGTTATTACTAAATCATAATCTTGTAATAAACTAATACCAAACGTAATACTACCTTGACCTTTAATTGCTGGCACTACATTACAATCTCTGCTTAGTTCTGTTATTAATCTTGGTTCTGCTGAATCACCTACTATTAAATTATCTGCTGCAAACTTTTTATTTAATTGTAATATCTCACTTGTAGTTAATTTAGTTTGATAGAAACATAGTTGTATATAGATAACTTTATTTTCTTTATCTATACTTGTTTTAACTAATGTACTTGGATCATTGCTAAAACCATAATCTTGGCCAAATACAATTTTACCTACTTGTTTAAATTCTCCTATGCTCCAATCAGTAAATATAACACCTTCAGCTTTATCCAGCCAGCTACCCTCAATTGTATGCTTGTATCTGTTTGGCCTTCTAACCTTCATTGTTTCTATTTGCTTAATATAGCTTTCTGAAAGATTATCTAAGTTATCTAAATATGTTGTGTGAATGTAGGTAGTATCTTCTTTAGTGATATTACTACCAGCAGGAACTCCTCTATCTTCAAACCATCTTTTATAAATAAAATGTTCTTTAGTTGTTGGATTAAGTATTAGTATAACTCTATTCTCTTGTATTTTATTTCTAACAGATAAATCTATTTTATCAAATATATCTTCGTCATTAAGTTCTTCTGCTTCATCCATTACCCAAGTAGTAATGCCTTGTAATGATTTAAGATTTGCTGTTTGATCGCCTGAACTTGTTTTAATACCTCTAAATATTATCTTACTACCATTACCTTTATTTATTATTTCATCCTTTGTTATTTTAAATTGATGTATAACTCCGAGCAGTTCTAACTTCTCTATAAATTCAGGTATGATTGAAATGCCAGCTGCTCTTAGTGTGTAACGTGTAAATAGTATTGTGTGATTAGCTTGGTAAGTTAGTAGTAATAGTACAGAGTTAACAGCAAATGATTTACCTGAACCACGACCACCAGTTACAATAAAGTAACGTGCAAATGATTCATCTAATACTAAATACTTTTTATTGAGCTTTAATCCGTGCAATGATGTTTCTAAAATCGTGGTTTACTTCTTCTGAAGTGTGTATATCAACAGAATCTTTTTGCTTGCCATAGATACTATCTAATACCATATTAAGAGCTTGATGGTCACCTTTTTCAATAACCTTTTCAATAACTGCCATAGCCATTCTATATTCATTAGTCATCCAAACTTCTTCACCAGTAACAGGATGAATACCTTTTGTTCTAAGCTCTGCTAATTCTTTTAATATTGTACTTCTATTCTTTGCGCCTTTTGGTTTACCTTTAGGATTACCGCTTTGGCCTTTCTTCCACAAAATTAAGTTTTCTTCTTTTGGCATTTTGTCTGTGTATTATCTGTGTATTTCTTTAAAAACATTAATAGTTTTTTTTCAATTGCTTTTACTTTCTCGTTCATATTCATATTCATTATATAATCTTTTCATAGTATTAACTAAACCTTTTACACAACTACCACAGCTGGATGCTTTTTTGTTGGTGTTAAATACTCTATTGTGAATCTTTAATAGTTGTTTTTGTTCTATGTTGTTTACTATGTTTTTATTTATTGAGAAGAATCCTTTTAGATATATATATTCTTCTTCATTTAAACATTCTACTTTATATGGAAATAATTTATTTAGTTTTTCTTTTCTTGCATCACATCCACAATCTTTACCTAACTTATCAAATATCCAATCAGTTGCTTGTTTTATGCCTGTGGCTTTTGTAATCTTTTCTACTGTATCGCCTAAACCTTTACTTTTCATTTTATTTATTTATAATCCACAATAACCAGAATCACAACTGTTAAAATCATTGTCAAATAATTCTATTTGTGTTTTCCATTTAATTACATCTTTGTACATAACATCACTTCTCCATCTTGAATCTTTTGTTTCTTGGTCTGCAAACCATTGCATTTTATTTGGATGTTTATTGTGCATTTTTTTAAGCAGCAATGGACTTCTCCAATGGCAACCAACACAATTATTTAAATAAGCAAATCTTACTGGTTTATCCCTCCAATACTCTTCTATATTATCCTTGTAAATATTATCGTTTATTAATGGAAATTCTGGTTTACAATATCTCATTTCTTGCCAACTATTTCTGCCATCTTTTAGTTTGCTAAATGTTGCTTTTACTTTTGTGTAACCTTCTTCATCTGTCTTTTCAAGCATTGACATAGCTCTTTTAGTTTCATTAGCTCTATAACCAAAACGCATTATAACTGGTTCTTTAATTACATCATACATCCAATATAAAACAGGCATTGTTTTTAATTCTGTAGTGCAGTATCTTGCAATTTTATTTGGTAGATATTTCTTTTTATCAATTATTAATTTATCAAATGTTTTACCAGTTACCCAATGTATTTCCTGACCTATAAACTGCTCTAAATCTAATATGGTATTAATAATAACATCATCTTCTAAAGTTCCTATAAACTCTGTTCCTAATTTATCAGATACTAACTGCCTAACATTTGCATCTGGATACATACAGTTTTTGTCATCAGTTCTAACTAAAGAAAAAACATTGTAATCAGCTTTATAATTAGCTGCTATGTAAGCTGAAGTTTTACCACCTGATATACTATTAACAGTTATCACTAATTTTTTTTTTAATTTCTTTAATACAATTGTTTATAGTTCTCCATACAACTACGTGTGATATGTTAGTTGCTGCTGATAGTTTTCTTATACTGTGGAATTTTTTTCTATATAAATTAAATAACTTTCTATCAAACCAGTAAAAGCTATCTACTATTTCATCAACTACTTTTTCTATATCAATGTATGGTTCATTATCTGCTTCTATAATGTTTTTTAGATCTTTATCTATTAATATATCCTTGTCATTTCTTATGTTATCAATAAATATATTGTGCATCATCTTATATATAAACGCTTTATTTAATAAATCGTTATATAGAATATCGTTAATTTTTACTTTTCCACTATCAATTTTGCTATGTAAAGCTATATAAAAGTCGTGTAATAAATCTTTTGCTGGTACTTTGCTATTGTTGCTTATTTCCTCAGCCATATTAAGCCAAGTTTTCTCATCTCTTATTAGAATATGTAGTATATTATCTACTTCTGTA